GACCAAGCTCGGGAGAACCGAGCTTGGCCCAACCACGGTCGAGACCACCGGGCAACAACATAGCCCAGTTCCGTGAGGAGAGGTCTTCGCAGACACGGACCACCGCAAGCGGTGGTTCCATATCAGTCGCCGACTCAGAACAGTCTTCAACAGGTTTGTTGCGACAAACCTTATGAGGGCAGCCTGCGAACCGCCGAACCGACTCCCAGTATCGGCGGCGGTAACGAGAAGGGGACCACTTCCAGTCGGGGACGAGGAGGGACCTCGGCATCATCATCCTCAGATCCATCATCTGGACCGAAGCGATGCGCCGCTCCACCTCTTTCCGATCCGGGATTACGGCAGCTTCATCGTAAGCGTCTGTGAGCATGTTGCAAACCACATAAGAGTGGTTACACTCCCCGAGTGGTTCAATAAGGTCGCTGACAGGAGGTCCTTCCTTAGGCGACCAATCGAACCAGGGGAGACCCTCGTAAGAATCGACCACAGACGAGGAATAAGCTGAGTACTGGCACAGGGAGAGGAGGTCGTATGAGCCGTCTAGGCGGCGCAGACCAACACCTCCTAACTCACGAGGCAAGTAGGCAGGCAAATTCAACTTCTTGATCCACGAACGGAGGCCAACAGTCGCGTAGGCCATAGCACGGGGGGCATGCGTGTTCTTGTGGTCAGAAACTTGTTGAGAAAGGATAGCTCCGGCCTTAACCCACGCGGGGACCTCTGGAAGGTTAATATCCTCATTAGGCCGGTCGACATGACGAAGTGCCAACCAGCTAAATGAAGGTAAGAGGCGTTCACGGTAACCGTAAACCCCACTAAACACCCAGTGATCACCCACAATGGTCTTGTCGAAGTTCACCTTGACCTCAAGTCGTTCAAGAATACGCAAAAAGGCATGATACCATCGAAGCGGGGCGACGGCCAACAGGTCATCCCCGTTGATCATCGCATCGACCTCGATGCCGGTTTCGCGATTACACATATCGACGGCATAGAGATTCAGGGTATTCAGAAAGAACCAAGAGGCAGGCATCCCCATGAGAATCCCGCGGACAGACCTGTATTCGCCACGACTGTCGGTTAAGACAGCGGGACCAATACAGGCCGGCCACATTCCAGCGCAAATCTCGGCCGAGATGCCTTCCGGAGCTATCTTAGGCCATAGCCCGCGGAGAACCGACTGACCGAACCAAAAGGGCATCAAATCCGTAGCTGTACTGAGGTCGAGTGAAATCGGAACCCAACCTTTCTCAAGGCCTTTCTGCACCAAAGAGACGAAATGAGAGGCACGAGAGACAGAGAGAGACCGAGAAACTCGATCATCACAGAACAGGTACGGAAACACGCGAGAGCGGAGAAAGTGGGCCGCGACCAGGATGGGACAGTAGGAGGGTGTGACAACCCGCACCTTCGGTCCCTTATCCGGCACGACCACA